AAACGCTTATAAAGATGGCGAAAGAGCCGACAGCACATATACGTCTTATAGATTGGGAATGGCTGTAGCAGGTGCTAACGGAAAAGATCCTATTGAAATGGATGGTAAGAGTTGGGCTGGAAAAACTAAAACTACTCACCCCTACACTGAAGAAGAACAAGAGATGCTAAAACAAGCATACAAAGCAGTTGGTGCAAAATACAAAGATCTAAATCATGGTGATATGCGTAGTTTAGAATTGGACACTACTAACAAAGTAAGTCCAGTGGCTAAACGTAAAACGAACAAATACGGTGTATAATCACTCTTGACAGCAGTGTAAAAATCCTGTAATATATATTATCACTGGGGGATAATATGATCATAGGCTTCGTGGGATTTATTGGTTCAGGCAAAGATACTGCCGCAGATTATTTGGTAAACTTTCATGAGTTTCGTCGTGACTCATTTGCAAACACTCTTAAAGACGCGGTTGCCGCTGTATTTGGCTGGGACCGCGTTCTCTTGGAAGGACGTACAAAAGAAGCTCGCGAGTGGCGCGAGCAACGTGACGATTGGTGGAGCAACCGTCTAGGCAAAGATATTACACCACGACATATCCTGCAGTATTGGGGCACTGAAGTATGCCGAAATGGATTCCACGATGACATCTGGATCGCTAGCTTAGAAAACAAAATGCGCAAAACCGGAGACGATATTGTTATCAGCGATGTACGTTTTCCTAATGAAATTAAAGCTATTAAAAATGCAGGCGGCATGGTTGTAAGAGTAGTACGTGGTGCCGATCCAGAATGGTATGAAGATGCTTGGAACATGAATCAAGGCCCTACTAATATGTCATGGTCTATTAGTAAGATGCGTATGGAACAGCGTAAAATTCATGCTAGTGAAACAGCATGGATTGGCAAAGGTATTGACCTTGAAATAGATAATAACGGTACTATTGACGACTTGTTTAGACAGATTAAAAATCTGGTCGTAGATCGCCCTGACGCCACTGAACACCCTCTTTCTGAAGAACTCGTTGACAGTTTGCACACACTGTCTTAAGATTAGCAGGACGGGAATTGTTTAGATTTCCGTCTACGTGAAACACATTAAATTGTTCTCTAAATTTAGATTTAAATCCGCATTTATCGCATACGGGTTTCATTCTGTAGCCGTCTTGAAACCATTTAGGTAGACCTTTTCCTACACCACCGTAGCGAAGACACACTTCGCATTTTTTGCGATAGTAAGTTTTACCCTCTTTATGATAGTTAACGGCAGCTGGTCGTTGTCCGCAAAGGCACAATGGTCTTGACATAATAGTATTTAGCTGCCCTTTTTCTCCCCTTTTCAGGTATGTGTAAGCTAGCGATTTTCTGTCCAAATCTATAAATACATATAGAACAGAAACCTTAGGAGACTCCAAGATGGCATTAAGTTCACCAGGCGTAGAAGTCAGCGTAATTGACGAATCATTTTATACACCAGCAGAGCCTGGCACAGTACCTTTAATTATTGTTGCCACTGCTGAGAATAAATCAAATGGCGGAGGAACCGGAACCGCCCCGGGTACACTTGCTGCCAATGCAGGGGAAGTATATCTCCTAACAAGCCAGAAAGATCTTGCAGACAACTTTGGAGATCCTATCTTCAAGACAGATGCGAGCGGCAATCCAGTACACGCTGGCGAGCAAAACGAATACGGTCTACAGGCTGCATACAGTTTACTAGGTGTTAGCAATCGCGCATACGTTGTACGTGCAGACGTTGACCTAGCAGAATTGGATGCTAGTGCTACAGAACCTAACTCAAATCCAGCTAATGGAACACATTGGTTAGACACTAGTATTTCGGCTTTTGGTATTTTTGAATGGAACGGCGCATCTGCAACAACAAGCAGTGGTCAGAAATTTACAAATAAAGTTCCTCTAGTAATTACAGATTCAACAAGGGTTGATCCGTTAACTGGTGGGCCGAAAACATCAGTTGGTGCAGTAGGCGACTATGCTATTGTTTCAGTTGATACTGATTCAGATACTCCTGCACTTACTACACTACACGGCGATATCTTAGGAGCACGCCAGTCTGACAACACCGTATGGTATAGAAGTCGTGGAGTTGCTCCGGGGCAAACTACCGGACAGTGGGTACAAGTTGGCCAATCAGACTGGTTTAAATCTCAACCAACAGTTGCTAGTAGCAAATCTAACCCTACAATTACCAGTGGTCAAACATTAATTGTTAACGGTAGTAGTTTTACCGGTAATGCAAGTCTTGCAGCACTGGTAACAGCTATTAATGCTACCCCTCCAACAGGAGTGTCAGCAGCAGCAGTTAACGGTAAATTAGAATTATATTTTGATACTACTGCATTAGGACTATCTGGTGAGACCAGCACCACTTCTAACGGTATTAATCTAGGAGGCACTGCTGCATTACTAACAGAATTGAATTTACTCAGTACTACTACATATTTTGCACCTGCCTTACAGATTAGCAAACACACAGTAGTACCGCAGTGGAAGTCTAGCGCAGTTGCTCCTCGTCCTACAGGTAGCGTATGGATTAAAACAACCGAAGCTAACTTAGGCGCACGTTTCCGTGTTAAGCGTTGGAACGGTACTACCTTAGCATGGGAAACAGTAAGTGCTCCGTTGTATCCTAACAATCATTCAGCACTGTACGAATTAGATGTTACTGGTGGCGGCACAAATCTACCAGTTGGGCAATTATATGTTCAAACAAATCATTCAGAAGATGTAGGGTTTGATGGAACTCCAAAATTAGCAAACTATCGAATTTGGAGAAGAGGTGCTGTAGGCGCAACTACAATTACATCTGAGATTATAACAACTCAGGTAACTGCAGGAAGTAAATCTTTTATTATTGCAGAAAGTTTGTTAGCAAGTCCTACATTAGGTGATTATAATTTAAACGGAACATACTCGTCTAAAACTATAACATTTACAGCAGCAGGCGCAGCAGGAGATGCTGATACCATTGCTGGAGCAATTAATGCCGCAGGATTTACTAATATTGTTGCAGAAGTTGATTCTAAAAATAGAATTGTAATTAGTCATTTATTAGGCGGCGATTTCCGAGTTAAAAACGGAACTGGTACCCCATTTACTGCAATGGGATTCTCAGCATATGACTATGAACCATCGAGTGGTACATTTGGCAGCGGAACAAGATTTGTTTCAACTGCGCCGGCTGGTGATGCAGATAGTAGTTTTGTTGTAAGCAACTGGGAACCATTAGTATACGCAGCAAGTGCCGATGCTCCTGCTAGAATTCCTGAAGAAGGCCAATTATGGTACAGCTCAGTTATTGACGAAATTGATATCATGATCCATGATGGCAGCGACTTTGTTGGCTACAAGACAGCAACAAGTCCGTATTTTGCTAATGGTACAGATCCAGCTGGTCCTATTGTATCAGCTACTGCTCCAGAAAACGGTGATCGTTCTGACAGCGGAAATCTTGTAACTGGAGACTTATGGATTGATACTAGCGACTTAGAAAACTTCCCACAAATCTACAGATTTAATGCAGCTTTAGCAAGTTTACCTGTATCTAAGCGTTGGGTATTAGTCGACAAGACAGACCAAACAACAGAAGACGGTGTACTATTTGCCGATGCTCGTTACAATACTGCTGGTGCAAACAGCTACGAAGCAGGGGCAATCGAAGACTTGTTAACTAGTAACTATGTTGATCCGGATGCTCCGGATCCAGCACTATACCCACAAGGTATGTTGTTATGGAATCTACGTAGAAGCGGATACAATGTAAAATCATTCCGTCGTGATTATATCAATATTGCTGAAGACAATCCACGTTACGATCCAACTAACACAGGCGGCGAAGCAATGGCTGCTTATTACACACATCGTTGGGTTACTGTGTCTAGTAACCAAGACGACGGTTCTGGTAGCTTTGGCCGTAAGGCACAGCGTAAGGTAGTTGTTACAGCTCTACAAGCAGCAGTTAACAGCAACGATGCAATGCGTGATGACGAGCGTAGAGTGTTTAACTTAATTGCCTGCCCTGGTTATCCAGAGCTAATTGGTGAAATGATTACTCTAAACTACGATCGTGGCCTAACAGCATTTGTAGTAGGTGACACACCTGCTCGTTTAACACCTGATGCAACAAGTCTATTGAAGTGGGGTTCTAATGAACTACTGGCCAACGAAGACAATGACATCGGTGCAACCAGCTTTGATGAGTACATGGGCATGTTCTATCCATGGGGCTTCTCAAGTGACAACTTTGGTAATAACGTAGTTGTTCCTCCAAGCCATATGATTCTAAGAACTATTGCTCTAAGCGATCAAGTTAGCTATCCGTGGTTTGCACCAGCTGGTGTACGTCGTGGCGGTATTACTAACGCAACAGCCGTTGGTTATATCACTGCAGAAGGCGAGTTCAGCAGTGTGGCATTAAATGGTGGGCAACGTGATACATTGTATGAGCAGAAGATTAACCCGATCACTTTCCTAACAGGTACAGGTTTAGTCAACTACGGTCAAAAGACTCGTGCTCGTGCAGCAAGTAGTTTAGATCGTATCAATGTAGCACGTCTAGTAATTTACATGCGTAGACAATTAAATGCGTTGGCTAAGCCATACATCTTTGAACCTAATGATAAGATCACTAGAGATGAGATTAAAGGTGCAGTTGAATCTCTATTATTAGAGTTAGTAGGACAACGTGCTCTATACGACTATATAGTAGTATGCGACGAGTCCAACAACACACCTAGTAGGATTGATCGTAATGAGTTATGGATTGACATTGCTATTGAACCAGTCAAAGCAGTTGAATTCATTTATATTCCATTGCGCTTAAAGAACACTGGCGAGATCGCAGGTCTATAATTAAAGGAATAATAACATGGCAATCGCTTCATTAACAAAATTTACAGTACCTTTAGCTAGCGACCAATCCGCTAGCACACAAGGTATGTTGATGCCAAAACTAAAATATCGCTTCCGTGTGATGTTTGAAAACTTTGGCGTATCAACACCTACTACTGAACTTACTAAACAAGTACAGACAGCAGCTCGTCCAAACGTACAGTTTGCTAACCAAGTAATTGAGATTTACAACAGTAAAATTAACTATGCAGGCAAGCAAACATGGCAGCCAATGGCCATTACACTACGTGATGACGTATCAGGTAATGTTTCTAAACTAGTTGGCGAACAACTACAGAAACAATTTGACTTTGCAGAGCAGTCGAGTGCCGCAGCAGCTATCGACTACAAGTTTACACTAAGACTTGAAATCTTAGACGGCGGTAACGGTATTAACGCAGCCAATGTTTTAGAAACATGGGAGTGCTATGGTTGCTACTTAACAACAGTTAACTATCAAACTTTAGGCTACGGTGAACAAGGTGCTGTAACAATTGATCTTTCTATCCAGCCAGATAACTGTATCCAAGTACCGGGCGGTTCAAGCCTAGGTGGTGTTGGTACAGCAATTGCTCGTGCAGTAGGCACCGCAGCAACTGGTCCAGGTACAAGAGCCTAATAAAAAAGCACCGAAGGGTGCTTTTTTTATGACCATGCATTAACTGCGTGGTTAATCTTTTCGGCTAAATATTTGTATGACCAGTAAAGCCACCAAACAGTTTGTCAATAACCTAACACATGCTAAAGGCCTCATGGGCGATTATGCCCACGCAGCCAGGATGTTTGTCGATGACGACATGCGGTTGGCGCCAAAGTTAAAATTTCAATACCATGTAAGTTTTAGCATCAACAGTCAAGCATTAAAAAGTTTAAATTTTAAGTATCAGCACCAAAATGAAATTAACATGTTGGTTAAAACTGCTGAATTACCTAAATTTCAAATAGCTACAGAAACACTAAAT